AATTCTTGGCAGACAGATATTCAGAAATTTACAGGAACAATTACAAATAACTTACCTTATGCGGAGCCTGTTTGCTTTGGAGAAAACTTACCACCTTCATGGAATAAGCAGTATAGAACAAGACAAGGTACAGTTAAGGGATACCCAGAATTAATAGGAAAGCAACTTGAAAAATATGCTAGAAATCAATATGAAGTTATTAAAAGGGGTATTTAGATGGCTGCTGTAGATTTAAATACTGTTAGATCCACGATAGAAGCTAGGTTAGCAACAGAGCTTGCTTCAAGCCCTGCTATACCTGTTGTCTTTAATAATATGTCTTTTGACTCAACAACTGAGGATAGCTTCGTGCAATGTATTACAAGTTTTGGTTCAAATGAATATCTTACACAGGGCGATACTTCTAATGCTTTTAATACTATTACTGGATTAGTTATATTAAATGTTTTTACAGAAGAAAACATAGGGGGAGGGGCTAATTTTACGATTTGCAAAAGGCTTAGAGACTTATACAATAGGGTTACAGTTTCAAATGTTAGTTTTGATCCACCTGTTGGGCCTGAGATATTTACATCAAGTCCAGAGGGAAAATTTCAAACACAGATTAGAATAACATTTGAAATATATGAGGATCTTTAAATGGAAATCACAGAAGAAATGCTGGACGCTATTGAAGCTGTAAAAGGAAGAAGAGAACCTCAATATTGGGATCCTCAATGTCGTAGACACATGGAAAAACAAGAATTAAATAAAAAAGCTGTAAAAAAAGCAGAAAAGAGTTAATATATTTATAAATCTTTCTTTTAATTGTTATGGCTGCTGTTAAAGGCGATGTTGGGCAAGTCAAATTTGATGATGGCGGCTCATCTGTCAACCCTGTTCTTGGAACTAGAAGTTGGTCTATGTCTATCTCTAAAGATACTCAAGAGACAACTGTTCAAGGTGACACTTTCAAATCTTTTGTTGGTGGGCTTATTGAAGGTGAGGGATCTGCTGAATTAGTGTATGATGCTGCCGCATCTGGTGAAACCGCAACTTTTGTTGATGCTTGTTTGACCACAGGTGACGCTGGAACAGCATCTTTTGAACTTTTCCCTGATAGTGCAAGCGGTACAAAAAAAATTAGTTTTTCTGGTCTCGTTACGAATTTTGAACAGAGTTCTTCTATGGGTGATGTAAATACTATTAGCATCACATTTAAGCCAAGCGGCACTATAACTTCAGCTATTTAACTTTTAAAATTCTTCGCATTTATTTATGGCAACTGAAAGAACCGCAGACCTTCTCATCAATGGTTTTAAAGATGAGATGACAGCTAGACGCAAGTATGAGTTAAAAGATTCATCTGGTAAAGTTCTAACTGTTATATATTTTCCACCTATTACTAGATTTGATAGGCAAAAGGCTCAACAATTAGCTGGAACTGATGAAGGGTTAGCTGTTTCAACGCAATTACTTTGTAGAATGGCACAGAAAGAAGATGGCAGTCCAGCCTTTGATATGTCAGATGCACCAATATTGCAAAGGTCATTACCAGAAAAAGTTTTAAATGATCTCGAGTTATTCTTATTTGATATTAAATTAGATTTAGATACTGCAAAAAAAGGATAAAAGGGGATAATTGGCTTAACTTTGAATTTTTCCTAGCAACAGAACTTGGTAAAACTTTAAATGAACTAAGAACTTCTATTACACAGGAAGAGCTTATATATTGGGCTGCATATTATGAGAACAAGTTTGAAGAAGAAAAGAAAAGATCACAACGACAAAAACGCAATTAGAGGTAATATAGAATAAAGGCTTTTTTTATTTGTGGCACAGGCAAATGTAAAACTTACTGTAGATGCGAGAAGTGCCGTATCATCTTTAAACAATACTACTTTAGCCACTAATAAATTATCAGCAGCAGCAAAAGGAACTACAGCTTCTTTGGCTGGGACATCAGCAGCAGCGAAAGGGTTGGCAGCTTCATTAGCAGCTACTATGGGGCCTATTATTGCTTTAGGTGCTGCTTTTTCTACTGTAAATAGTGGTTTAAGGGTGTTTTCAGAGAGAGAAAGAGATGTAGCAATTCTTAGACAAGGTCTTAAAAATTTAGATGAAGGAGTTGATGTCTTAAATAGATTGCAAAAGGCAGCAAGTGATTTTGGTGATGCAACTTTATTTAGTCAAGATGAATTTACTAGAGGCTTTGCATTATTAACTACTTTTAGAAAAATAGGAGTTGATTCTTATGAGAAGGTGGCTAAAGGTGCGGCAGAAATAGCTCAAATTAACCAAGTAGATCTAAAAACTTCTTTCATGCAATTAGCAAAGGCATTGGAAGATCCAGAGAGAAATTTATCTACTTTAAATCGTTCTGGTATTTCTTTTCAAAAAACTCAAATAGATACCATAAAGACTTTAATGAAGTCTAATAAGACGGCTGAAGCTCATGCAATGATTTTGGAAGTAGTTAATGGGGCTTACAAAGAATTAGCTACAGCAGGGGGTGCTGGGTTTGCAGGTGATGTTGATGCTTTAAAGGAATCTTTTGATGATTTCGCAGAAGTTTTAGGTAAAGCTCTTGTTCCTGTAATACAACCAGCAGTTAAGGGATTAACAGCTTTATTAAAGTTTTTCAGTTCAGAAGGTGGTCAGGTTACAGCAGTTATAGCTGGTGCTGCTTTAGCCTTTAAAGGGTTAGCTGTTGCTATACCCCTTGTAACAAGTAGTTTTACTTCTCTTTCTGTAGCTGCTCAAATCGCTACTGGTAGTCTTGTAGGAACTAACGCTACGCTACAAGCTACAAAAGCTGGATTTATAAATGCTGCTGCTGCTGCTAATACATTTAAAGTTGCTCTTGCCAAAACTGGAATTGGACTTGCAATTATATCTTTTGGAATGTTAGCTACAAAGATCTTAGAAGCGGTTAATGCACAAAAGACAATGAATGAGCAGTTATCTCAAGGAGATACTACAAAAGCAAGGGAACAACTCGCAAGACTAGAAAAGCAATTAGAAGATATACAGGCTAAGCGAGACAGAATTAAAGAGAGAAGTGCAAAAGGAACTGGATTGATGGAATTTCTAGGTCTTGGAGAAAGATTATCAGGCATGGAAGTAGTCGCATTAGCTGGTGCTTTACCTAATGCTATAGATCAATTAAAAAGAAAAATAGCAGAGGCCGAAGGAGTTGGATTGGCTAGAGAATTTGAAAAAGCTGAAAAAGCACTTGAAAGAAAAAACGAAGAATTAGAAAAAATTATAGAAAGATCGAAAATTGAGACTGAAGAAGGTAGAAAACAATTTGACTTGGATCAGAGAAAAAATGAACTTGTTGAAAAATATGGAGAGGAATTAGCAAAAATATTATTAGAAAGGGAAAAAGATAACAGAGAACTTCAAAAAGGTATTGACAAGATAAAAGAGCAAGATGAGGCGGCCAAGAAACTTGCAGAAACTTTTGAAAAGATAGGAGATTCTATTGCTACAGGAGTTTCAGATGCCTTAGTAGATGCTGTTATGCAAACTAAATCTTTAGCAGATAGTGCAAGAGCTTTATTAAATGATATTGCTAGACAATTAATGAGACTTGGAATTAATACTCTTTTATTTAATACTTTTGGAGGTGCTGAAGGAATATTTAAAAATCTTGAGACTTTTTCAACAGGAGGTAGGCCACCAGTAGGCAGACCCTCAATAGTTGGTGAGAAAGGGCCAGAATTATTTGTTCCCTCTACTGCTGGTAATATTATTCCAAATAATGAATTAGGTGGAAGTAATATGACAAATAATATAGTTGTGAACGTAGATATGGACGGAGGTATTGATGCACAAGGAGGAGAACAGGAAGGTAGGGAGTTAGGCAGACTTATTGCGGTAGCAGTACAATCTGAGATAATACAACAAAAAAGAGCAGGGGGATTACTAGCATAATGGCAACATTTCCAGACATCAAACCTTCCTACGGATCAAGAAAAAATAATGCACCGATTAATAGGGTTATAAGATTTGCCGATGGTTATGAACACAGAATAACTTTTGGTCTACCAGATAATCAAAAGCCTACAGCTTTCAATTTTACATGGAATGTCAGCGAAACAGATGCGGACACTATTGAAGATTTTCTTGACGCTAGGGGAGCTACAGAAAGTTTTGATTACACCCCAGCAGGGGAAAGTTCTGGAATGAAGTTTGTATGCGAAAAATGGAATAAAACAATTCCGTATCTAAACAGAGCAACAGTCACAGCGACCTTTAGACAAGTATTTGAGCCATGAGTACAGACCCCATAGTTTCTGATTTACAGAAAGCCAATCCTTCTTCAATTATTGAACTTTTTGCTTTAACCCTAGATGCAAATTTACATGGTTCGACAGCAACTTATAGATTTCATAATGGAACAAGTGCATTAGGTAATGGGGATATTATCTGGGCTGGAAACACTTATG